GACGAGAGTAAGAAAATACGGACAAAGATAGGACATTGTTAAGACATATGGCAGTTATAATACATGAACCTAATTTGTGGAGAGAAAACAAAGTAGGAGAGTTGGAAAAACTCAGTAACTCTGAGCTTCAGAAGCAATTTGCTAAGGACAAGGCGAAGGTTAAGGAACAGGTCTGGCAGAAACGGTCTCATAAAAATCACCTTAATAACCTGCGGAATTTACATGAAGGGGCAAGGGGTAAACATGGGAATATTAAAAGAGATTCTTAATCGGTTCGGTACTCTTATACCTGAGAAAAAAAATAAATTCGGTAAGGAATACAAGGCTAGATGGTATAGGGCTAATAGAAGTAGGAGTAGGAATACTCAACTTAAATATAAATTCGGGATAACACTAGAAGAATATAACTGTATGGTACAGTCTCAGGGTGGGGTATGTGCAATTTGCGAGGGAGTGAACGATACAAGGAGGAAAGGAACTCATAATGGTAAGGATATTGCAAAGTCATTGGCAGTAGACCACAACCACAAAACAGGTAAGGTTAGGGGATTGCTGTGTAGTTCCTGTAATACGAGTATAGGTGGTTTTAAGGATGATCCAGTCTTACTTAAGAAAGCTATACACTATTTAGAGAAAACAAATGGAGACATACAAGCCACTACCTAAAACAGTAGCAGTTAAGGAATCACCCATACATGGGTATGGACTATTTGCTATAGACAATATTACATACGGAACAGACTTGGGTGTCTCTCACGTATTTGCGGTAGGGTTTAAGAACGACTATATCCGTACACCTTTGGGTGGTTTTATTAATCACAGCGACACACCTAACTGTTACAAGGTCAAGTCTCATGAGGAGTCTGTCCTTACCTACTACAACCTCCACACCACAAGAGATGTACAGAAGGGCGAGGAACTCACGGTTACTTATACTATCTATCCTGTAAAGAAATCATTCAAGGTTGCTAAGGGTGCATCGTGCCCAGCCGTGGATGATAATACGCCAAGGGAAGAGTTAGAAGTTATGTATAGCAGAGATAAAATGCTATGACTCACAAGTACACAACAGAAACGATCTTCCACTTTGGCTGTGGAGAGTGTAAGAACTGGTGGTCTGTGGCGTTGGTACACCTTGCTGGCATGACAGTTTATCCAGAAGGGAAAGCCTACTGCCCTCATTGCGGCAAGGAATCAATAACGGAGAAGATGGAAATGAAATAGCTAACCACTTGTACAATAGAAGTTGACCAGCTACTACTGCCTAAAGGCGGTGAACCTGCCACACGGAACTTAAAGTTACAGGTGTTATGAGGGGTAAGGTGAACGTGAGATAAGCTCAGAGCTACGCAATAAACTTACCCTTTGCTATGCATCAATGTGGGTGCGTTTAGCTCAGGGTGATTGGGAACAGTTGTCCTGACTTCTCTATCATGGTACAATATATAATCTTGGAGACAATATGATAGTACGAATTTACCAGACAGGTAATTTAGATTTAATGACAGTCGGAGATATGCTGTGGAACGCAGACAAGCAAGCCAATTTCCATCCACACGCTTCATGGATACACTCATCCGCATTTAATACAGACCAACCAGATCAACCAGAGGGTGAACCACTTGATCCTCGTTTACGACCTTACAGGGAGTTCCAAGTCAAATGGATCGGGCGAGAGTCAGTCATTATGTGGCTGACCTGTAACCAAATCCTGTTTGAGATTGTATCCTATGCCATTCTTCCAGAGGAGGAAGATGCCATTGAACATTCCCTTGAAACCAATGAGTTTCCCCCCAATCACTTAAACTAAATAGTACTCAGTAGTACTCAATAGCACTCAGTATAATATGGTACATCCAGATATTAAACTAAGCCACTCCAGTTCTATAAACTTTTGTCCTAAACAGTTGTGGTACAAGAAGGTACGTAAGGAGAAGTTCCCACACAATTTTTACACAGGTGCAGGAACGATTGTAGATGCAGGTTATGAGGCAGGACTCAAGAACATAATGACAGGTGTGCAGGGATTCAACATTCGCAAGAGTATGGAGGAATCCCTCAGTAAAATGAATGGTGAGATGGATTATGGTGACTACACTAAACTGGTGGAGTCTTTAGATACACACGTACTTGCTGTTGAAGGGTACATGGGTTGGATTAATTACAAGCCACTAGAAACCCAGCACTTCTTTAAGATTACATTTGACGGACACACCAGACAAACGACAGGGTACATGGACATTCTTGCCGAGAGGCAGAATTTGCCCCTCATCATAGATGTGAAGCGACAGTCAAAACCTGCTAAGAAGGCGAAAAATGAATGGATCATGCAGGGTGCGCTCTATGCCCTTGCAATAATGAAAGCGAGGAACCTGACAGAGATTCCATCTTTTGAGAACCATCTCATCATCCCCGACCAAGCACCTGTGTTTCTTGTCACAGAATTAACCCCTGAACATTTATATATGGCTTACAAATTGCTTACTGAATTAAATAGTAGGATAGACAATGACTACTGGCCTCTTAACCGTAGTCACTCCTTCTGTTCACCTATGTGGTGTGCTGTTTATGACAAGTGTCACTACGAGAACTTCATTGCTGTGGATGAACTCCTATCAAAAATACAATGACAGACCCTAGACTGTACAATAGATTAAGAATAGTAGAAAAACATCTTGACTTAGCATTAGATCAGATTAAGGAGGAAAATTTTGTCGAAACAAGACATCTCATATACAATGCCCTATCAACAATCGGGCAACTCCAAGAAATCTTGGAATACGATGAGCAAAAAGCGGCTCGTCTCAGAAGAAGAGAAGGCGAGGAACAAGAGGGATAAACAGGTTATGGCAAGGTTCAATGAACTTGGCTATGGTAAGGGAGACAATGGTAACCTTCCTTGTTTTTGCGGCAAGCTGGATGAAGACACCGCATGGTGGATGTCTAACTGCAAAAGCAGAACTAATCACCTATTCTGTCCAAGATGTACGGAGCGAGTATTTGAACCAGATATAAAGGAGACACTAGCGAAATTGCTAGACCTCTGGAAAGAGTACAAGATGCGTATGTGGAAGGATGAAGGGGTATCAATCAATCAACTATTAAGCAAAGGTAATAATGCTTGAAAAATATAAAAGGCAAGTCGTGAGAAAGCCAGAAAAGCTAGTGGTCGAGGGGGAAACAGGTGCAGGTAAAACTACCTTTGCGTGTTCATCTCATACGAAGAAGGAACCAGTTTTTGTCATCAACGCAGATGATGGAGGTGAAAATGTATTTCACAAGACTGGCATCAACCTTATCCATGACTGTATCCCTACAGGAGATGTCAAGGAGAATGCCGATAAGTGGGATCAACTAATGGAGACACTCCGTGAGATAGCCAGCGAGAAGTCAGGCATCAAGCGGATCATCATAGACTCTGTAGATAAGGTGGAAATCCTTGCACAAGCTAAAACGTGTTCGCTCCACAAACTGTCCCACATCGAAGACATGGGTTATGGTAAGGGATTTAGTTATGCACGTGGCGAAATGGCTAAATTACTGAGTGGTCTCAACTACTTACGAGATACTCAGAATATTCAACCTATCCTCGTCTGCCATACGCAGGTCAGGACAATCAACAAGCCCACGATGGAGCCATACGACTCTTTCGTTCTTAAGCTCCACCGCTCCCTATGTGGAGATATAATGGAGTGGGCTGATGTAATTTTATTTGTGGCTTTTGAGACCATTGTCAAGAAAATTGACAGCGGATTTAACAGGAAAGATAGCAGGGCAATCCAGTCAGGCAAACGCTTCCTGTTCACAAGTGGTTCTATGGGCGTGGATGCCAAGAACCGTTTCGATTTACCAGCCGAAATTCCAGCAGACTGGGATGGGTACCAGAAGTTAATCAATAACTTTTGGGATGGCTCCTCAATTAAGGAAACTCAGACACAAGGATAATAATGGAAAACTCTGAACTAGATACAGCATTCTCAATCGAGGATGTACAAGAAACACTTGAAACAGAAACCAAGCGAGAGCGTATAGAAGTTCCCGCTGGCGAGTACGTGTGTCAAATTAAAGCACCCCTGCCTGATGTCCGTCAGGACTCTAAGGGTCACAGTAAGATACTGTTACCCATCGAAGTTTCAGGCGATCCTAAGTATGATGGTCAATGGCTCTTTGAGGCCATCTACATGAACAACCAGCACGATGAAAATGGCAAGATAAAGGACGGCATATCCAAGCGTAAGGTTGCCAGACTTGCCAATGCTGTTGGTCTTAAAACTCTCACTAACCTTAGTGAATTAGAGGGCAAGTACATTAAGGTAGACTACGGCCCCAATAAGAATGGTTATAATGAACTCAGGGAGGTCTCGGCTTTTTCTGCTGATGCATCTTCAAGCGTTCTGACTCCCCCACCCGAAAAGGAAAAATCGGGGGCTGGCATACCATTCTAGTAGTAGTTGAGGCTAACCGTTGAAAAGATACGCTCTGTCCTCAACCCAAGGCGGTCAGGTTTCTCTCCTGTTACCTGACCGTCTCTATCAGATAGAAACAATCCTAAAATATAAAACCAAAGATGGATATAGGGGCTGGATAGTAAGAATACGCAACCTTGAAAATCCGTAGTACAACTCCTATATTCCAATGATCATAGCCCAAGAATTGCAATATGAAAGATAGATTTGATTTAGAGACAGAGATACATAATGTATGGGATACCGAAAAGGATTTGGATACCATACTCTACAGGATGATGG